ACAAGACGCATGCCATTCTTTAATTCAAGTGACTTACCATTGTGTTGAGCAGGTGTAGTGTAATATTGTTGCCCAATGATGTCATTGACAACGTTAATAGTTTCTGTATCACCGCCTGTAACGAAAGCAACTGGCATGCCTTCTTCAATCCAGTAATAGTTTGTCCAGTTGATAAACTTGTCTGGATCAATTGGTAGATCTAAAATACTAACAGGCACTGGAGTTTCATTGCTTCTGTCATTTAAATTCCAAGCTGCTGCTACTTCGTCAGCTGATAAAGTTTTTACTCCAGTATCAGTATATGTTACTAGTCCTGGTTCAAGTTGACGACGGGCAGTAGGATGCGGTAATAGCGATTCTGCTGCATTTTGTCCTACGCTAAAGTTTAATGTTTCTAAAGAGCTGGGCTGAAATAAATCATCAACAATGGCACTTAAGACTTTCTTATTAGTCTCAGTCTGAAATATAGCTGGCAGCATGTCAGATGCCATTGGGCTTACACCGTCATTTAACTGTTGGCCAGGATATGTTCTAATGAACGGTTCAACTGGGTTAAGTTTTTTTGGATTTTTTTCCATTGTTTGCCTTATTATACTGATGTGATTGACATTGAACTTGTAATAATTTCAACGTCACTTACTGTTGCACTACTAATTAGTAATTCATTATCTTCGCAACGAATTTGAAATAAATCATTGGAGGTTAATCCACGTTGACGAGGAACTAGTGCAATTGAACTGATGATACCACCTAATTGTTTATGTACCCAAGCGGCCATATCTGTAAAGAAGAATGTTTCACCAAAATCCCAATTGTCAACTTCAAAATAACTATTAATTGATTCAATTACTCTTGAACTTATTTCTGCATCTGAAATACGTGTGCCATCGCTCTTTGTAACACGGATAATGACTTTATTTCTAAAATCGCTGCCCTTGCCAAATATAACTTTGTATGTTACAGGATGGAAAATAATGCTGTCGCTTACGCTTTTATATAACGTAACGGCTGACATTAATTGTTCTAAATTATAAGATGTTGGGGCACGTGGCATAGAACCGTCTCGTGCTCCATTTGTACACCAAGATCTAAATGATGAATTATATTCGCTTGTTAAAACAAACATATCCATAATGTTAGTTGTGGTTGCGTCAACACGATTGTCTCTTAAAGGCACATGATCATGTTGGATTCTCAAATTTGATTTGCCATGCACTGGGCCAATTGTAGTTGGCAGAATAGTTGTAGTTGGTGCCAATGTATATTGTCCAACTGAGTCAGTGAATTGAACTTTCTCTAGCATAACTGTGCTGGTAGATAATATCGAGACAATGATTGTTGGGTCAGTTGGCACTAGACCAGTTGCAATGCCGGGCATTGATACAATAACACGCTTGGGATCGTAACGTCCATCATCTAGTTTAAAGTATTCTACAATGTCCAATTCATATTCAGCGTTCAAGCCAGCATTTTGAGATAAGAACTTTACAGTATCTTTAATTTCGCGACGAGTTGAATAGTCAACTGCTTTACCAAATCTTTGATTATGGAAAGTAATTTGATTTGCACTGCCTAGCACTGTTTGATCTTTACGTACAACTGATGTCCAAACCTGTGTGTTTGAATCAAATTCAAGTCTGACTAACCAAGAAGCATCCAGTGCCATGTTGGATTTATCGCCTGAATACAAAGTACCAAATGCGCTGACAGTATCAATATTGTCTTGACGAATAAGTTTCCAACGATCAAATTCTTGATCGTAACGTAAACCAAATGAACGCTTTGCTGCCAATTCTTTAAGGATTTCAGTTTTTTCAGTTGGAGCAAAAATACTTCGCAATGGTGGAATCCAAGCAATTACGTTGCTGTTTTTTACAATGCTGTTTAAGAATACTGCACCTTGGCTATTGGCACGAAGTCCAGTATTAATGCCTGCATTGTTTGCTAGACCAAAACCTTCACGATAAACGTCAAGTAATTTTGCCCATTTAATTTGCCCTTGCTCGTCTTGCAACTTGATAAGCGAGTTCTTTTTAATTGTTCTGTATTTTAAATCTGGAGTTCCGCGACCAATTCGTAACGGTGCACCAGTGTTATCACTGCCAGTGAAGTATCCGTTTGTAGAAGAATTGCTGGCTTCAACTGTTACCCACTTGGTAACAGACAATGGAAGAATTGCGTTGAATTTCTTGTAATATAACTGATGTAAGCTTCTGTTTAACAGTAAGTTTTCAATTGAAACAAACGCATCTTCATCGCCAGTTACTGCTGCAATTGTATCTTCACTTGTTACTTCTTGTTCGTATAAGAATGCATCATCTGCCAGAGTAATTACTGGACGATATGTACCAGTTGGATCTTGCAAGTCAGCATAAATGCTTTGACCAGCATGTGATCTGTTGACTGCTTTGATTTTGTCAATGCCGCCTACTTTACCTTCTGGATATGTATTGTAGTCTGACGCAGTAATCATTCTGTCCTGACTTGCTGCTGTTCGGCTTGCACGATTTTTAATTTGCTCAAGGGTTTCACTTGCTGTAGATGAAACTGGTGCAGCCAATTGCAATGTGCAAATCAAATCCTGTTCAGTATTGGTACTGTCAACATAACGGATTGCAACTTGTAATCCTGCAACGTCAATTGGATTGAACGTTACATTTTCGTTGGCACTTTCTCTGTACCATACACGAATATTACCCATTGGGATTTCTGCAAATACATCATCACCGAATTTCAATGATACCGAATCATTTTCACGTGTAATTACTTCAAAGATTTTACGGTTGTCTTTGTCAATTGAATTAAATGCAATGTTCTTGCCAACTGCCGATGTTACTTGTGTCCAAGTTGATAAAATACGGCCAGTTGCATCAATGCTTTGCACCCAGATATCAGACTCGTTAACGTTATCCCCTGCCAAATCAATGACACGATTTTCTACACGAGTGGTTAAAACGTAATCTTCAAACTTTAATGTTCCTTGCTTAAACATAAAGAACCAGCCATTGGATGCATTTGAATAGCCAGTGCCATCATTGTTGAATAGTGCAGTCAAGTAACTATAAGGGTTTGGCACACTTTCAATTGCCAATTGGCTGTCTAAATCAATGTTAACAGGTGTAAGTTCACACGAGTAGTTTGAGTTGTTGCGAGCAGACAATGTAAAAGTTTCTACCATTGTTCTATTAGACGGTTGTGCAATTTGATAAAGCTGACGCACTACGCCGCTGTCAGTGATACTACTAATTGGGCGGCCAACTGGGTTTGATTTGTTGAATGCTTCGTTTAAAATTAAAGTAATTTGCTCGTTGAAGTCAGTGTTTAAAGGATCTCCCCATACAATTGTACGGCCAGCAATGTTTGTACCTTTTGTATCATAGATATTCTGTGTAGTATTCAATGCACTAATACGTAGGAAGCCAGTGGCACCAGCATTACGATAAGGTTTATAACCAAGTTGACGTGCAATGCTCAACACATTACCGCGTACTTCGGCTGTTTCTAAAAATGTTTCACGTAAATTTAAATCACTACGGAACGCCAAGTTCTGTCCAATAAAGGCCATCATGTCAATTAACGCAACATACTCACTTGAGTTAATAAAGTCGTTAAAATCTTCAGGATAATTTGTTTGAACGTGATTCAACAATGATGTACGTAGACTTTCAAAGTCATATGCTTTAAAATCAGCGTTCACCAAATAGCGGTAATTATTCAACCAGCTTTCAGCTGCATTGAGTTGTCCAAGTCGTTTAGTTTGGCTCATTTTGTATTAGTTCCTTTGTCGTAAGTCAATGGTAATGTCACTGTTTCATCAGTTGGAACATACGTTACAACAATTTCAATGTTAAGTGCGTTGGGGCCTTCAGATATTGCTACACTTTGCAATGCCCAACGAGGATCATTCTTGATGATAGATCGAACGTCTGCATCAATCAATGATATTGTATAATCATCCAGTGGTTCAAATAGCATTTCCCATACTATGCTACCAAACTCGGGCAGCATAATACGCTCACCTTTGCGAGTATTGAAGTGATTTAATAAGTCTTGACGAGCAAGGTCAAGGTCATAGCGAACTGGATTTAGGAAACTAGTTCCAACAGTGCTATAACCTCGAAAGCGTGATGTATATTGCGGCATGCACCTATTTACCTTGTAAAGATAAACAGGGTTTTATCAAGCTGCCTTATCTGGTGCGTTTGGCGGAATGTTGCCACCCAAATGCGGCTCGCCATACTTGTCACGCAACTGAGTCAATGTCAAACTGCTGCTGGCAGGCACTGCTCCAGTGTTTAGATATGCACTACGTTCCCATTGACCAAACTGTTGTGGAGTAGGCTTGCCATAACTTGCGTCAGACTTGGCTCCAGTCTTAGGTCCATTTCCCAATGGTGTTGGCCAAGGGTTTTGCGGGTTGCGAGCTTTACCGTTGCGCACTGCTGTTTCGTCAGACTTAACACCTTGAGTTTTTAACTGTTCTGCTGTCAAGCTTCTTGCGTCACCGTTTGGCTTGCCAGTCATTGCAAACTTGGCTTCGCTGTTACGCTGGTTACCGCTATTTGAGTACGTTGAGTTTGCCCAAATAGATGCAATGTCTTCTTTACGTGGCTTACCATCAGCTTGCGCTGCACCACTGGCAACTAACTTACGTGCCATCTCATTTGCTTGACCAGGGTTGCCGTACGCTGCCATAATTAATGCGTCAACATGTGCTTGAGTTAAGCAAACATTCTTTCCGGCTTTTTCTTTTTTAAGTGTGTTAATAACAGAAGGAGCAACATGTCGATCTACAATTTGACGAGATGCTAAACGTGCTTCTGCTTCACTTGGGCCCGCTAATAATGCTTTCTTTAAGTTGTCATCAATTTTACTTGCTGGATTGCCTGGACCAAAAATGTCAATACGAGTTCCGTATCCAACTGAGTACCCTTGGAAGTCAGCATACATCATGCCACGATAAGCTTCACGACTCTTCATTAGCTTAAACGCTTCATCAGACAGGGTTGACGCAGTAACATCAGGTACGCAATCAATTGCATTTGTTTCCTCTGGCGCTGGTTCTTCTTTATAACTTTCTGGTGCTGGAGTAATTTCAGCGTCGGGCACGCCAGTGCTACCGGGTGCTGCGGTTGGTTGCTCGCCTTCGTTGCGGCAGTTATGGCCACCATACGGCTCAGCTTCGGGCACACGACCTGCAATACTTGAACCAACACTTGCATTGGTAACAAGACTGTTTTGCGCAGGCATGTCTGCTCTATCCGCAGCTGGACCATTTAAGTCAATGCGCTGACCTGTCATTTTTAATTGACTGTCTGCTAATATATTCATATTTTGTCCAGATGTCAATTTCATTCCAGTTGTACCAGTTGCATTAAACACTTCACATGCTTCTGCAACAATGTTTTTTGCAGCGCCTGCGTTGATATTATTGCCAGCATCTAAGTTAATATTATTGCCAGCTCGTAAGTTTATA